ATCAGATTTTCAGGAAAAAGAAGCCTGATAGGCTAGAGGGTGATAGTAGGATCTGGTTCTATGATTCCTTTCGGTGGTGGCATCATGTTGGGCATAATTACGGAATTTTTAAATCTCTCAGACTCGCTTGGCATTGTGAAGTAATACCAATAATATTATGGCCTTACTATAAAATACATATCTGGATGATGCGCAGGAAATTAGCTAAACTGAAACAAGGATATGGAGAATTAGATGCTCAATAATTATATCTTAGAGGAGAGGTTTTCTGAGTTTGGCGTCGATCCGACGATCAACTATGCCCCTACTCTGTTAAATCCCCGGTCCCAGTCACAGGCGGACCAGTTGATATCTATACCCTTCAATTTTACCCCCCGAGACTACCAAGAGAGGGACCTGTTTAGACAGATGTTCCCCCACCATTACCCGGATCTCCGGGAGGCTGGGGTTTCTCGTAAAAGCCGTATTTGTACTATCTGGCACCGAAGAGCGGGTAAGGATAAATCATTGCTCAATGTCGAGGCGTTAGCGGCGTATGAGGAGGTAGGAAACTATCTGTATTTGTTGCCCGAGCAGACCCAGGCCCGTAAGATCATCTGGCGTGGGATCGATGGTAACGGGTTCCGGTTTCTGGATCACATACCGAATGCGATATGCAAAGGAGGAGAACGTGGAAAATACTCAAGTGAGATGTTGGTCGAACTTATCAACGGTAGCACTATACAGTTCGGCGGATCAGATAATTACAACTCCTGGATGGGGACTAACCCCAGAGGTATTGTCTTTTCTGAGTATTCCCTCCAAGATCCCATGGCCTGGCAGTATTTTCGTCCAATTCTTGTTGAAAACGGCGGATGGGCGATTTTTAATTATACAGTCCGGGGTAAAAACCATGGATATGATCTCGCCAAAATCGCCAAAGCCAACCCGAAAATCTGGTACTATTCATATCTTACGATAGCAAACACAAAACGTCCTGACGGCTCCCCGGTTATTACTCGTGAGCAGTATCTCGAAGAGATCGCTAACGGAATGCCGAAGCCTATTGCTGACCAGGAGTTCTATCTTGACTGGGAAGCGGCGCTCTATGGATCTTATTATGGGGATCTCATGGCGCAGGCCGAAGCAGGGAGCCGAATTGGGTTTTTCCCTTATGACGTAACCAAGCCGGTTTATGCCTTCTGGGATGTAGGTCTCGATTGTAACTCTATATGGCTCGCACAGTCAAAAAATGGTAATCCGGTAATCATTGATTATTATGAGAAAATAGACGAGAAGTTTTCTGTTACTTGTAAAAATCTCATGATGAAACCTTATACGATCCACACGCATTTCGCCCCTCACGACTTCATAAACCGAGATGCCGAAAAAGGCTCCAGGGCCTTGACTGCCGAGAAGTTGGGCTTGGATTTTGTGGAAACCCCCCGGACTTCACTGGCCGACGGTGTTGAGGAAGTTCGGAACCTCCTCCCTCGTTGTCGGTTTTGTGAAGGAGGGGGGATTTCCCCGGAAGGAGAGGAGCAAGTCGGTTGCGAAAGGGGTATTGATGGTTTGAAGAGTTACGAGCGGATCTTTGATCAAAAGTTGATGAGGTTTAGGGACCAGCCAGTCCATAACTGGGCATCTCATCCGGCGGATGCTTTCCGGGTATTAGCATTGAATTGGCAGGATGATATGGATGATGATGATTGGTTTAATCAGGAAATCAAAGCGCCTGAAAATGATTTAGCCTAAAACGAGGAGATCAATGGAAAATTATATAGAAGATTCATGTAAAGAAGCATTCGATCTACTATGTGGGGAGAAGATCGGGTACGGGATGAGTCGAACGGTTTTTGAGTGTACGATTTTGCCCGGTTGTGTGGTAAAGGTCGAAACAGGACCCCATATGTTCCAAAATATAATTGAGTACGAAACGTGGCAAATTGTGTGTAGCACAGAAAACTCACGATGGTTCGCGGAGTGTAAATGGATAAGTCCAAACGGTAAAATTTTGATACAAGAGCGCACAAGGCCTCCCTCTCCCCCAGGAGTTTGTAGAAAAAGTGCCTATCTGGTTTACCGACTTAAAGCGCACAAACTGGGGGATGGTGTCAACTAATAGAGATGATAAACAATATTTAGTTTGTCACGATTACGGTACCAGTTTAATGCTTCAAGAAGGTACGAGATCAAAACGGATGAAAAAAGCCCATTGGTTTGATGAGTTTTAAAACTACTTGACTTTTCAAGTAAAGAAATGGTACTCATGTTATTATGAAGAAAAGATCTAAGAAAAAATCGAAAAAGGATACCAGGCCTCTGACTGAGGTAGAAATCAGGGCTATTGTAAACGCGCGTAAAAACTCTTCAATGAGCGCGGATAGCGCTGGTAACGATTTATCGGCACGTCGGCAGAACAATCTCAAGAGGTACATGGGTGCCAAGTACGGCGACGAAAGGACCGGGCAGTCCCAGGTAGTTACCCGGGAGTGTCTTGAGGCCGTCGAGTGGAGTATCCCGTCTTTGATGCGGATTTTTGCATCCTCTGAAAAAGTAGTAGAGTTTCGGCCCATAGGGAAGGACGACGAGGACGCCGCCAAGCAGGAGACTCAGTACGTTAACCACGTCTATTCTAAGGAGAATGACGGGTTTAGTACGACGTATACATGGATAAAAAGCATCTTGATGAATCCCATCGGGTATGTCAAGGCTTACTGGGAGGAAGGGGAAGAGACCACCATTGAGGAATATCACGGATTATTCCCCCCAGGTATAAAAGACTTGGCTGACCAGGAAGGTATGGAGGCTATCGAGGCCGAAGAGACTACGGTTGAGGTCGATCAAGACGATGGTAGTGTCGTCAGTATGCCATGTTACTCGGTAAAATTTGAGAGGACCATTAAGACTGGGCGTTTAGTAGTGGAGCCAGTTCCCCCCGAAGAGTTGTCTGTTAGTGGTAATTTGAACAAAGTATCTCTCCAAGGGTGTGATTATTTATGTCATTCTACGACCCCTACCAGGAGTGAGTTAATAGACAGAGGCTATCCTGAGACCCTAGTAAATGATCTCCCGATTGCCGGGACCAAGACTGCAACGAGTACAGAGAAGAGCAACCGTCATCAGGTTACTGTTGGATCAGATGGCGACTCTGACGAGGCTACGGATAGGTCCACTGAAAGAGTACAGGTTGACGAGCATTATCTGTATATCGATACTACTGGGGATGGCCGCGCCGAATATCGAATGATCACGGTATCAGGCGAGCACATCTTGGAGAATGACGAGATAAATGATCACCCATTTGTTTCTGGGTGCGCGGTACCGGTTCCGTTTTCTCATGTCGGGTTAGCATGGCAGGAACTTGTAGAAGATCTCCAGAAAATCTATACCACCTTGACCCGGCAGTTTCTCAACAATCTGTATCGGACGAATAACCCGAGAACGATTGTAGGTCGGGGGGTTAATATTTCGGATGTTGTCAACGACTTACCGAATGCCCCGATCAGGGCTAAGAATATCGATAATATACGCATAGAGCCCACCCAGTCTGTGGTTGGTAATATAGCTCCTGCGTTCGAGATGCTGGGGCATATGAAAGAATCCCGTACAGGGGTCTCCCGGGTGTCTATGGGTCTTGACGCTGACGCCTTGGCCCGGGTGGCCAATGGGGCTTTCTATGCGTCTCTTGAGCAGGCAAACCAGCGTCTGGAAATGCTGGCCCGAATAATAGCGGAAATGAGTTTTAAACCTCTCTTCCTGAAAATACATAAGATTCTCCTTACTCACCAGATAGATAAGAAAGAAGTTAAACTTTCAGGTGAGTGGATTCCGGTTAATCCGTCAGAGTGGCGAGATCGGAAAGATATGGATGTCATGGTCGGTCTCGGCTCGGGTAATAAACAGGCTCAGGCAGCGGCTCTCGCGGAGATCATGAAGATTCAAGAGAAGCTAAAGATGTCTAAAAGTCCCATGGTCACCGACCAGAATATTTTTAAATCTCTCCAGCAGCTGGTGTTTCTCGCTGGTTTGCCGAACCCGGAAGCGTATTTTACCGATCCCGACAAGGCCCAGCCTCAACAGCAGGGGCAGGGGCAGGGGGCCGGAGACGACGGAATGGGTGCGCTTGCCGCAGCTCAGATGGAAATGGCCAAGGTCGAGCGTGAGAAGGCCAATATGGAGCACGAGGCCGAGATCTTTAAGCTGAAACAGGAGGCCAAGAAGGACAGCCTTGACCACCAGACTACAATTGCTAAATTGCAGCTTCAGCTGGCCGAGTCGGATAGAAAACTCGGTCAGGGTGACCGGAAGCTGGATATCGATGAATTTAAGGCAGAAACTGATGTTGAGCTTGGTTCCGCCAAGTTGATGCAAGAGGACGACAAGATAGATTTAACCCAAACCCAGGTATTTGAACGTAATGACGAAAACTAATGAAGATTTCCATAAAGAAGACGTAAGACGTCTGGCCGGAGAGGCCAAGATGCTACTGGGGCATCCTATGCTCTCTCAGGCGTTCGATGATGTGGAAGAGTCCACAGTATATGCCATTAAAAAACTTCGCTGGGGGCCTGAAGAGTCCGAGGTCCAGCGGGATAAACTTATGTTGACTCTGCAAGTCGTAGAGCAGGTTAAGGAGAGCCTCCAACATTATATCGACGAGGCTATTATTATGAATCATAACGAGAAGGAGCTTGATAATGGGAGCTAATGACGATCTGTTTACCACTAGCCAGAGCAACGGAAGTGACGACGTTCACAAAAAATTGATGGAAATTATCGACCCTCAGGAGAAATCTTCCGAGGAGATAGCCGCCGAGGAGAAAGCTGCCAAGGATCTGGCTAACGAGGGGAAGACTGCCGAGGAGATAGCTGCCGAGGAGATAGCTGCCGAGGAGATAGCTGCCGAGGAGAAGGCCGCCAAGGATCTGGCTAACGAGGGGAAGACTCCCGAGGAGATAGCTGCCGAGGAGAAGGCCGCCAAGGATCTGGCTAACGAGGGGAAGACTCCCGAGGAGATAGCTGCCGAGGAGAAGGCCGCCAAGGAGAAGACTGCTCTTGAGGAGGGAGAGGAGTTTGAAATCGAAGCATCTCAGTTTGCTGGGTTGCTGGGCATTGACGAAAGTACATTACTCATTGAGGAAGATGGAACCGTATCCTTCCAAACCAAGGTCGATGGAGAAGTAGGTAAAGTCGCCCTCAGTGATCTTATAAAGTCGCACCAGACCGAGGCCCATGTTACCAAGAAGTCTCAGGCTCACGCTGATAAAGTCAAGGAGTTTGATACTCAAATGGCGCAAGCGGCAGAGGTCGTCAAAGGAAGAATCGGAGAAATTGCGGCTGTCTCCCGGATACTGGAACAGCAGTTAACGAGTGAATTTAACTCCATTAACTGGGACCAACTCCGGATAGATAACCCATCCGAGTGGAGTGCAAAGCGTACCGAGTTTCAGGATCGGGTGAACACCCTTAATACCGCCAAGCAGAACGTGGCGGGGATTCTGATGAAACAGGTCCAGGATCACCAAGTAAAAGTGGCCACCGATCTGGAGGCAAGGATGGTAGTTGAATCCGAAGCCCTTAGAGCGGCCATTCCCTCTTGGAATGATACCAAAGTGGCCGAGGCCGAGTTTACCGATCTGTCAAAGTTTCTCCGCGATACCTACGGATTCGAGGAAAACGACATTGGTTCGGTTCAAGACCACAGACTTTTTCTGATGGCTCGGGATGCCAAGCAATTCAGGAAAGATCAGAAAATCTCTAAAGAGGTAGTTAAAAAGATCGTAAAACTGCCTAAGTTCACGAAAACGAGCGGAATTACCGCTCAAGGAACTGCGGCTGGGTCCGCAGCTCATCAGAAAAAACGAGTCCGGCTCAAGAGTACCGGCAGTATTAAAGACACTGCCAATGTATTGCTGGACATCATCTCATAAGGAGTTAAGTCATGGCTATCGCTACAGGAGCACATAGTACATACGATGAAGCAGGCAAAGGTAACCGAGAAGATTTGAAAAATGTGATTTCAGATGTATCTCCGGTTGATACCCCTCTCCTCACTATGATGGGGAGTTCAACATCAAAGGCTACTAAGCATGAGTGGCCTATTGACGCCCTGGCCGCTGCGGGTGATAACAAGCATCTTGAAGGTGGAGACGCTACAGGTGTCGATCCTGATCCTCGCTCCAGGCTGGACAATCAGTGTCAGATCCTGTCTAAAAACTCGGTTGTTACGGGTACGCAGGAGATCGTAGACAAAGCCGAAGTCAAGTCTGAAATGGCGTATCAGATGGCACGGCGTATGAAGGAGATGAAACGTGACCTGGAATGGGCCATGATTGGTACTTCTAACGCCAAGGTAGTTGGTAGTGAATCTGCAGCGCGTGAGATGGGATCTCTGGATTCATATCTCGTTACCAATAACCAGCTTGCTAGTGGGTCTTCGGCTCCGACAGGTAACGGCGTAGATGTTTCTGATTACGCTGGGACGAATCGGGCTTTGACCGAGGCCATTCTCAAGGCAGGGCTTCAGGACCTTTACGATAACTCCGGTGGAAGTAGTAACGTAAATATGCTCGTTACTGCGGCCACTAAAGGTGTGATTTCTACGTTCACCGCCAGCTCTACACGGAACGTGACTACCGACGACAAGAAGTTGGTAGCATCCATTGATGTATACGATGGTGATTTTCACACTGTTCGGGTTGTTCCGGATCGCCAGCTTCAGACAGGAATCTCGTTTGTTATTGACCCTGACTACATCAAACTGGCCGACCTTCGGAGCATTCACTCCTTTAACCTGGCTAAACTCGGTGATGCGACCCGTAAGCAGATTGTTTGGGAGACCACCCTGGAAGTCTGCAACGAGAAAGCTCACTTGATGTTCGGTGACCTTAACACCTAATCAATGCTTGGGTTAGGCGAGAAAGCCTCCCTCCCTTATCCACGGAGGGAGGGAGGCATTTTTTAAGGAGATATTAAAATGGGTCAAACTACTGCGCAGAAGAAAAAGAAAGAGGAAGCAAGGGCTGCCTTGGTTAGAGCTAGTCAGGAGT